TAAACATGTGGTTGCAGCACCTAATAATAATGATACATTTGGTATAGATAATTTTGTTTTAACATTTTCTCCAATACTATAAAATTTTCTTCTTAAATCTATACTTTCACAATAAGCATTCATAGCATTATATTTATTTAAACAAGTGTCACCAATTTTAAATGTTACAAGTAACATATATATCAGGAATTTAATATAGTTAAAAAATCTACAGAGATATGAACACTTCCATGCTTCATAAACATCAGAAAAAACACTTGAAGTGAAATACACAAAATCATTTTGTATATTTAAACACATTTGATCAGGAAGATTACAACATAAACAATTTTTAGCATTCTTTAACTTAGAAATTGATGTCTTAACTCGTTTATTATTAGCATCATGGGCCAATATAGCATCTCTAAGCCAAGTGAAAAAACCTCTCTGATCTAAAGATTCATGAACAATTTCCAAATCTGCTAAACTTCTACTATCATGTGCATCTATTTTCTTTGGTATGACCTTTTCAATTTTAAAAGTCCATAAATCTTGATATTCTACATCTTCAATAACTTTGGATGAATCAAGCATTCCCATATCATTAGTAAGATGCGGATGCACCTTTGGAGTGATTATATATGGGAAACGCCTTTGAACTGCAGAAGGAAAAGAAAAATAATGAAATGTATTCATATGTTTTACATTAGTTGTAGCTATAACTAATTCTGCTTTACAAGGTGTTTTTCCTTTATCTTCAATAGCAGCTTGATCTGGACAGAATGGTACAGGATTCATAACTTGTATTAATTCTTTAACAGATGAATTGTCCATAAGTGCTGGACTTTCTACTGCTACATCATCAAAAACAATGCAATAACAACTAGTTTTAAATAAATTCCAAAAATTTGCCATATAATTATGAACATATTTATAGTAATCATCTGTAGGTAAACCTCTTAAGTTCCCAAAAAATTTATATATATATTCTACGAGAGTAGACTTACCTATACCAGAATCTCCTACAATCAATACACCAAATGGTAAATTACGCATTTGTCTACAAGCATTCATTGTAACAATATCATCTTTTAACATTAATAATGCATCTAAATGAAACTTTACACAATCTTTATCAAATTTATCTAAATTCCCTGAATGTTTCTTTATAGATTGGAACTTTTCAATAATAGTATCCAATTCATTCCTAAAAGAGAATTCATCAAAACCATGAGCTTCACTATTATTTAATAATCGAGCTTTACGTTTAAGTTCGTTTGATTGTTCAAACAATTCTGAATATACTGTTCCACTATGTACAATTGAACTAATATCTCCAGTTTTAAAAACATATATACCTTGTTCAAGAATATAAACAACTGTATCTAATAACGTATATATAAAATCAGATTTTGAATAGAATTTCTTCTTTAAAAAAGCTACTTCCATAGCACTATAACCTAAAGTATCCATGCTCATACCAATTTTTGAAAAAATATCTAAAGATATACCATACATAGCACATTTGTATAATTTCTTAAAAAATGGATGTTTATTTAGTGCTTTATATGCTCCTAATAAATCCTTAGCTTTATCAATATAATCATTTTCAACATTTAAATCTACCAAACT